CGGATCGATTAGCCCTACATCTGTATGTCCCCAATTACCGAAATCCCGAGCAAGCTCGGTATCGGTTCAACCGAGAAGGCGCTGAATTCATTCAAGCGCTCCCTGGCCCTGCCGACGTTGCTGTCGGTACTCGGCTTATGCTTTCAACCGATTTCCGCTAACGCCACGTACTCAGCCATACGTATGCCTACCGACTATCGCGAGATTGCCCGTCAAAAAGCCCAAAAATATGGGCTTTTACCTCAAGTATTTGAGCGTCAAATTCAAGCCGAATCTGGTTTTAATCCGAAGGCTGTTTCTTCTGCCGGCGCCCGTGGAATTGCTCAGATTATGCCTGCAACCGCCAAGGGTTGGGGTGTTAATCCGGATGATCCCGTTGCCGCATTAGATGCTGCAGCCAAAAACATGGCCGGCTACATTAAAACCTACCTTGGTGGTAAACAGCCCGGTCAAGTTAGTGATCCAACTCAACTCAGGGCTGCTTATGAGAAAGGTCTACGTGCTTACAATGCTGGCCCTGGTGCAGTTGAGGCCAGCAAAAAGTATGCCGAAACAAATCGGTATGTTCAAAAAATTATCGGTCCTGAGCAATTTAGTTTCACAGAGGCTCTTCAGGGTCGTCAACCAGCCCCACCGCAGGAGACTGCTGCACGGGGGAGGACTTTCATAATCTTTGGAGATACTGAGCCCCAGGTGGAACCAAGTAGCTACTTAGATGATTTCATCATGCGCAACATCGCTGGTGGTAAAACCCCGAAAGTTCAATCAAGTCTTGATCCTGCAGCGATGCTAACCGCTGCTTTTTCGCAGACACCTAATTATCTAGGGTCCTGATAATGGCAAACTCGTTAACTGATGTCGGATATGTAACCCCGGCCGGTCAAGATGTTTTTCCAACGACCGGACCTCACCTTGATGTCCGCGTTTTAAAAGATGGTAAATATGTTGATCCCGGTACAATTCGATCTTTGTTAACGAGATTAAAAGTCGGAAAAGAACGGAAGCCTCTTTGGCAGCAAAAAGGGGAAGATTGGAATCCAAGTTACGCCATTACTTCTCCTTTTGGAACACGAGTTGCGCCGACCAAGGGGGCTTCTACCCAGCACATGGGACAAGATTACGGAATTGCTGGTGGAACTCCATTAGCTTGGGAGGGACCGGGTACGTTTACGCCTGGAAAGGGATACGGGACGATTAAAACTACCGACCCCCAGGGGACTCCTTACGAGATCCGACTGCTCCATACCAAGGGAGGCAAGCAGACTGAGGCATTGCCGGCTGCGCAGCCACAGACAACCCCAGCAGATACTTACATCATTGTCGGCGGCCGGAAAAAAGAACCTACACCGGAAGGATTTTTGAGTGCCTATCTGCAACAATCCCTTGGCGCGGAAGCTCCAGAAGTTCGATCAATGATCGACCCGGTCGGGATGCTCACCCAAGCGTTCTCACAAAACCCCAATTACTTAACGTAATGAGATTCGCCGCTGTCCCCGGTTATTCTCAAAGTTTTCCGGTGACGTACCAGAATATGTATCAGGACTATAGCTTTCAAACTGCTGGTTTCAGTGATCCATTTAATATAGGCCGTAAAGAATCTGAGAGTAAGTGTGATTATGTAGTTGCATATAACGGTATCGATGAACCGCGTTACCAGATGAATAACCCCGCGTACATGAGGGAAGTTACTCGCAGTTACAGCGACAGTATTCCGCCTGTTATTCTTAATAAAAGACCGATCCAAAATCAGTTCTGATGGCTTATACAAAACCAGAACTAAGAGAGCGTCTTAAAGCCCAAATTAAAGCGGGATCTAAAGGTGGCAAGCCGGGTCAATGGTCCGCCCGCAAGGCTCAGCTTCTGGCGCAAGCCTATAAGCGACGTGGTGGTGGTTACAAAGGCGAGCAGACCGAGGGCCAAAAGTCGTTGAAGCGTTGGGGCGAACAGAAATGGATGACTCGTGAAGAGTACGAGAAAAAGGATAAGAGCTGAACTAAACTAAAAGAAAATATAGGAAATTATGGCGGCGGGTTATTTCTTTCAAGATACTATTTTCAGTAATAGTACAGCTTTAACTGCCGCTGGGTTTGGCACCACAGTTGAGGTTGGTGTGAATGATTTGTGTAGTACCAGTGCGTACACTTTAATTGTGACGGTCGCTACCATTAATACCAACGTTGTTATCCGCCTGGAAGGTAGTATTGATGGGACAAACTATGCGCCGATCATTGCAGATCAAACCATCACTGCCAATGGGACTACTGTGTACAGTGTGGGCGACCGGCCTGTTAAATATGTTCGCCCTCGCTTTGTTAGTGAGTCTGGCGGCACGGCTGCAGTAGTGACGTTCAGCGTAGCGGCTGCGTAATGGAAAACAAAGTAAAGATTCTGCTCAATAAAACTGTTACCGAGGTAGGTGAATCTTGCCCTCGCGCAACGACTGATATTGAAGAGAACATCAAAAACCGAAATTGGACTATTAAGAACTTTGCCTATGGTCCTTTAAACCCTGATGTTCCGGATCCCGGTTTTTGGGAGAAGAAGGCGGAGATGTGGAACAGTGATGTAAACACTGTCATGTCTGCACGCTGTTGTAATTGCGCTGCATTTGATCAATCTCCAAAAGTTATTGATTGCATCATTCAGGGAATCAATGAGAAAGAAGCGGCAGATCCTTGGGATGTACAAGAACGCGCAAACCTTGGATATTGTCAGCTGTTCAAATTTAAATGTGCAGGGTCGCGTACTTGTGATGCCTGGCTTTATGGCGGATCAATCCAAGAGTAATGGCTGTCGATAAGGCTATTGAACCTGGTAAAAAGGGTACCGAGCGTTACCTTCCAGAATCTGCGTGGTCAAAGTTAACGCCAGAGGAGCGGAGACGCACGGACGAGAAAAAACAACGAGAATCCCGAGAAGGTAAACAATTTGTTTCAAATACTGAACGAGCAAAAAAAGCTCGGCGAGCAGTAGAACTTGCGTCAAGGAGGAAACAAAATGGATAAAGCCGGTACTCGAATGGGATATATGCTCGGTATATCCAAAAACAAGCGTCCGTATGAAGCCCCTCTCGCCACCAATCAGGGCGACTTCCAGGGTTTATTGCCAACCGAAGGTGGATATTATGCAGTCGGTTCGCGATTACCGCGTGAGCGAAAATCTCGCCTCGCTGGGGATGCATTTAATTTAAACTTAATAGGTAGTACTGGTAATCCACCCGCACTACCTGCACCTTATATTGGTGGTGCAGAATTGCGTAATTTAGACGTCGTCATTTAATTTGTTATGGGAGCCTCTCCTTCCGGAACTTCTAATATTTCAAAAGGAGCTGTTGCTGAAGCTCAGGGAGCAGAAGCAGGTGTTTCGGCCCCTCAAAATGATTATGTCCGTCAGATTCGCGATTCGGTCGTTTCCAGGGTCACTGGAACTGGTGGAGTTCGCATGGCCGGTGATCGCCTCAGCCCCCTGCAACCTGTAACTAGCATGGCGGAAGAAGCAGCAACGATGAAATACTCGCCAGACAAGGTTAGCAAGGCCCCTGGCTCTCAGTATTTGGCTTATAGTTCCTCTCCTGTACGCACTACCGGCGTTTAATTCAAATGTCCAAAAAAGGTTCGATGCCGCCCGAGTTGCTGGCTCATTTCAAAAATAAACAAGAAGAAAAAGAAGGTTCACCCGAAGACAAAAAGAAGGGTGATAAAGAGCGACGCAAGGAGGCCGTAAAGAAAGCTCGCGTTAGACTGGAAGAACAGAAGCGGGGGCGTAAGCATGACAAAGAAGAAAAAGTTGGTAAAGAAGGCGTTAAAAAAGCCTGATCTTTACACCCCAGCAGAGCTCCAGTATTTTCGGCTTTGGTTAGCCAATAAAAAGAAGCAAAAAGAGGCCAAGAAGGCAACTGCGCTACAATAAGATTTAGTCAGAGATAGCGTAAAAGAGCTAATGTCGTCTTCAAGCTCAAATAAGCAACCGCTTTTGGTTGATCGGCCGGCAACCACGTCCACCCTGGTTACCGTTGCATCTGGCCAATCATTTTCGACCAGCCTGGTACCGACTGCTGTTGGTAATGCTACCAAAGTATTTGACGTTGACTCTTCTCTGACCGACACCTCGATCAGTGGTGCGTATATTGACGAAATTTGGTTCCAATACAGTAAGCGAAATATTGAGTTTATTGATGCGGCTAGTACGACGTCTGGAACGTATTCTGCGGACAGTACTAATGTCGTTGTAACGATCAGTGCCGGTCATAACGTTCAAGTTGGTCAAAAAGTCTGGCTTGACTTCACTTCCTATAGCTCTGGCACTACTCCAATTGACCAGGCTGTTACGGTAACGGCTGTCACGCCAACAACTTTCACGGGCACCATTCCTAGCATTTCTGGTCCTATTACGGGTAACGTCAGCTGCCGTCTCCCCTTGGACTTTTGTTTCTACCTGGTAAATACCGGCACGATCACCAATACCAACCAATTTTTCCCCCTGTTTGTTTCCAGTATTCCGGCTGTTTACGAAAACCAAACTTACAGTTTGACCATCAATAATGTTTTGCCCTTGATCAACCACCCCGTCGTTCAAGCTGGCGCCAACTTTACTAGTACCAACAGTACGACATCCCCTAAGACTCGTGGTTTGATCCTCCAGCGGGGACAGGCTCTGTATGTTGCCGCAAGTGGAGCAACGTCTCTGACCAACGGTTTTTACATCGGCGTTCAAGCCGGATTCTATTGATGTAGTCATGCCATTCGCCGCTGGTGGATTTGATCCCCCGTCGAAAAAAACTTTTAGTGGCAAGACATTTGGTAATTTTGAGGATCCAAATCAGTTTCGAGCTGTAGAAGATTACGCAAAAGAAACACAGAAATTTAATTTTTTACCGCAAAATAAAGATTTAAAGAGTCGTGTTCGTTTCTACGATTACGATTCCTTGTGGACGCGTTGGCGTCGCGGATATGAGCTGTATACCATCACTCAGAGTGTTCTGGGGTCCTTCGCGAACGAACGACGCCGACGGGGCGATTTCCGCATGTACTGCGCTTTCCAGCAGTTCCCAGGCGTGTTTATCCCTGGCCGTGTTTTCACGTTCCCAACAACAGATAAAGAGATTAATGAGCAGGTTGTTGGGATGCGGGATGCAAATGCTTTTAATTTTTACAATTTCGGCTTACCTATTCTTGCTGTTCGCTATTTAGCAGATCCAGTTACAGCAACATATTCTCAATCCGGGACTACTTTGACAGTTTCGTCCCCGGATCACAATTTGTTGATTGGTGAAAGTGTTTATTTAGATGTGCTCACCGGAGCAAGTGTTGATGCAACTCTAACCGTTGTCTCTACAACTCAGAATACTTTTACAGTAACCGCAGGTAGCTCCCTTACAGCCAGTGGTAATTTAATTTACTACTTAACCACATCTTTTTCTGACCCACGTTGGACAACGTCTCGTGTTCGGCTGCGTTCTATTCCTGTACCAGTCAGGTTTTTTTCTGGTGAGCGCTTAATTGATCGTGTGGTCGAGAAAGATCCTGGAATCTTCTCTACGTATACCAGGACGGGCTCTCTCGTAACAATTAATTGCACATCCCCCCACGGTTTATCCACTGGAAATCGAATATTTATTGCAGTCACCAGTGGGCTAGTCTCATCTGGTCAATACGATGTGACAGTTACTAGTTCTACGCAGTTAAGAATTACTACTATTGACAGCGGTGTTACAAGCGGCAATTTAATTCTTAGCCGGTTAATCCCTGGATTCCGGTATGACGATTATGTAGGATATACCGTTACTGGCGTTGATGTTACAACCAATGAGATTATTTTCCAAAAAGAAGATAGCTACGGAAGTATTCTTGTTGACAATAAATACGTAACAACAGTTCCGGCTCAACGCGGATTTATTGTTGGCCGCTTTTTGACCACGGAACTACGGTGGCAGTGTTCCTGCCAAGATTTTATGCGCCGCGAGGGCTTTAACTTATACAAAGATAAAACCAGCCAAAGGTTTCCGGTTACCGCTATCTCATCCACAAAGCCTGGACAGACTCAAAATGACGACAATACTTTAAGTAATGAGAGAGATATTCCCGGTAGCTTCGCTGATCTTGGTTACTCTGTAATCAATAACTTTTATGGGCTTCCGGATTATCAGGACACCAGTGAGTATTCATATCCAAATCTCTATTATTATCAAATCCGCTGGTGTAAACACATTTATGCGGCAATGTTTTCCGTTGTTCATGATGAAGGAAATGAACCAATTGCCCTTGCCGCTACATATACACAGTCGGGTCCAAATATTACAATCACCGCACCAGATCACGGGTTGGTTGCAAACACTAAAATTCAGCTAGATTTCACTAGTGGAAATGCTTTGTCGGGTCGCTATACGATTACAAGCGTACCGGATAAAAATACGTTTGTTGTTGTTTATCCTTTTAGCGAAGTTACCGGCGGCTATGTAACGGTCAGTAATTTAAGAGAGCATGATTTTGTCAGCTCTTGGATTTTAGAGCCGAGTGATAAACCAATTGGCAATGGGCTCGATGTTTTTTATCGTAATTTTGAAAAAGAGAATGAGAGGCTAAGGCAGGCAGCCGAACGACTTGCAATGATGCAGCAGGGTATGCCCTGGGTTGGTGGTACTTCAATTACTGGATCGCGAAACCAACCAGAACAAGTTGCAAATTACAACACAGAATTGGTCACCATGATGATGACCGATAGCATCCGTCGTGGTATTGACGGTGAATTGGACCGTAGTGGTACTGAAGTTAATACAGCAAACAGGATGCTCACGATGATGAGCAAACTATTTAATATCCAACCAACTTTGATTCAGGATACAAAGCTGGGGATGTTGGATGAGCCCTTGGTGAACTATGTACCCGATTTTGAATTTGGTTTGATTATTGGAGGCACTTATCTAAACGGTGTTCCCGTCGAACCCGCTTCGCAGACGAGTCTGATAGACTGTGAAACATATTCGCCTTTAACCGCCCAGGATACTGTTGTTGATGGCGGTTTGTATATTAATTCATAGCGATGGCTGTTCAGATCTTGTCTCGTAGGTCGTCGGTCCTTTACGACAGACCATTTCCGATTCGATTGGGTGTAGCCGAGTTAGCCGTTAATAATAATCCCGGCGATCCTGGATTGTATTTTGCTGACAATACAGCGACCCCCTCTACTGGTTTAATCAAGGTTGGTCCAACATTTATCGGCGCCACATCACCGAACACCCCAGCGGCTGGTTTTACCTTATTTAGTAAAGGAGAGTCCTGGCTCGATACATCAAGCACCTATATCTTCAAACTGTATGACGGTACTACGTGGAGAACGCCAAAAGCAGTGGTCTCGAATAGCAATGGAAAGCCAGTCAACCCGACAGATGGGCAACTCCACTATGATCAGTTAATCCCTGGATTATTTATGTATAACGCTGCTACTGCTGCTTGGATTGCTATTTAATCAGTGAGGATGGTTAAGGATATGGTCCAGGATCCGATCTAATTTTGTATGTACCGCCTGGACCTCTCTAAGAAAGTCCTCTTTCAGTACATAATCACGGATCACCCGGTCTTGGAAACTATCCAAGTTCCGTTCAATTATTTCAAATCGACGTTCAATACGGCGATTAAAATTGCTTAAAGCCCTGGACAGACCAGCAAAAGCGCCGATACTACCAGATAGTACAGCCGCGATTAATTCTGGCGACACTTTTACTGTATATTTTTTCTTTATTCTAAAGTAATTACCAACTTAGAATGTGTTTACGAAGGTAAAAGTCGATGGCCACCGGATACGAGCCAAATATAGAGGGCGCAATTGCTGTTTTGGTTGATCTGATGACGGCCAACGAGTTTGCAATGACTCGTCAGCCGTATGAACCAAATTATCGCGGTTTGGTTGATGCGATCATTGATGTCAAGGAAGGTTTTCCTGTTTTCTCACCTTCCCGTGTAGGTTTTGATGCAGTCACGTTTGAGCCAGTTACAGATGGAGCAGCTCTCTATATTCGAGTTAGTGACGGGAAAGTTGGATTAGCTCAGGCTGATGGTACGGTTGATGAGGCCTTGGTTGCTGGTTTCGCAGATGCTGCCGCAAACACTGGAGAAACAGTTAAGGTTTTAGTTGCTGGTATCAAAACAATGCCATTTGTTGTCGATCCTGGAGATGTTTATTTTTTAAGCACCACACTTGGAGCGATCACAACGACAGCGCCCTCCGTGGCCGGACAATATGTTGTCCGTGTTGGAGAAGGGGCAACGACAACTGAATTTAGTATTCAATTAGAACCTTCAATCAAATTGTCATAATGCCAGGCGTTAGCAATTACGAGCCATACGCTCCCAATAATCAAGGCCTGACTGAGGTTTTAATTGATCTCAAGTCAACAATGGCCGGAAAAACCGTTTATTCGGTTGCCGGATTTCAGGCTTTGGCATTTGAAAATATCAACCAAGGTGAAGCTCTTTATGCCCGCGCCAGTGATGGCAAAGTTGGTAGGGCAATTGCAAACGATACGTTTGATAAAGCTACTGTTATTGGCTTTTCGCAAACAACAAGATTGTCTGGCGAATTGGTGCGAGTTGTGATTGTTGGCGTAACTCCCAGTTCAGGGTTGTCGCCGGGTGAGACGTATTATCTATCGGCAACGAGCGCCGGTGCAATTACTTCTACACCTCCATCAACTGCTGGTCATTATGTAACTCGTGTTGGTGAGGCTGTGAATTCAGCGGAGTTAGCCGTCCAGTTAGAATTACCGATCTTATTGGCGTGAACGGTACTGTTGGTAGGATGGGTATAACTAAAGGCGTAATCTTAGAATTCTAAGAGGAGTCAAGTAGAGCTAAAAATGGCAACTAGAAAGGCACTTTGTCTGGTTAGCGGGTTATTTGAGGAGGTCAATACTCCAACAGATAAACTCGACTTTGCAGGCAACTCTACAACTGATCTTGCTGAAGGTACTAATCTTTATTACACCAATACAAGGGCGCGTCAATCAATCAGTGTCACCGACTCAGGCGGTGACGGATCGTTAAGCTACGATAATTCAACTGGTGTCATCACATATACTGGACCATCGGCAAGTGAGGTTCGTGCCCATTTTAGTGCCGCTAATAGCGGGACTGGATTTGGAAGTCTTGCTTATAGCAGCCTCACCGGAACATTTACATATAGCGTCGTCACCGCTGCAAATATTCGACAACAAATCTCTGTTACTGACACGGGTGGCGATGGGTCTTTAAGTTACGACAATACGACCGGGGTTATTACCTACACCGGACCCTCCGCTAGTGAGGTCCGCTCACATTTCAGTGTTGCGGCTGGTTCTGGTCTTACGTATAGCAACATCACGGGAGAATTTGGCACTAACGCCATTCCCAATTCTCAATTAGCGAATAGCTCGATTACGTTTGGCAGCACCAGCACCTCTCTTGGTGGGACCATAACAGCCCTGTCAATTACCAGTTACACCGCTTCTAGTTTTGTGAATGTGGGTAATGGTAGTGGTTCTGCTGGAAGCATTAACATTGAACCTGGAGCTGTCATTTTTGAGGGTTCAACAGCAGATGGCTTTGAGACAACTCTTCAGGTTGTAGATCCAACAGCAGATCGGACTATTACGTTCCCTGACGCAGGCGGCACTGTTGCACTTTTAACGAGTCTTTCGGTTGCTGCTGGCTCGGGCCTGACTTACAACAGCACCACTGGAGAATTTGGCACCAGCAATATTCCGAACAGTCAGCTGCAAAACAGCTCAATCACAGTTGGTTCAACTGCAATTGCTCTTGGCAGCAGCTCTACAACCCTTGCTGGTCTTACTTCGTTAACTTCAACGGGGATTACGACTAACGACTCTGGTTTCCGAATTCGGAACACAACAGACATCACGAAGCAGATTGCTTTTGATGCCTCGGTCATTACCACCGGGACAACGAGAACTTATACACTTCCTGACGCTAGCGGGACCGTCGCTTTGCTGACGAGCCTTTCAGTTGCTGCTGGTTCTGGGTTGACCTATAACAACACGACCGGAGAGTTTGGGACTAGCAATATTCCGAACAGTCAACTTCAAAATAGTTCGATTACTGTTGGTTCAACATCTATCGCTCTCGGCGCCACCTCTACCACTCTTGCTGGGTTAACTTCTTTAACTTCAACTGGTATTACCACAAACGATAGCGGTTTCCGAATTCGAGATGATTCGGACAATACAAAACAATTGGCATTCGAATGTTCCGGTATCACGACTGCAACAACCCGAACCATGACGGTTCCGGATGAAAGCGGAACGATATCGACCCAGGATTTTGCCACCGCAATTGCAATTGCATTAGGATAAGATTATGGCAACTCAAGTACAATTCCGTCGTGGTACATCTGCTGAAACCGCAACTTTTACGGGTGCTGTAGGTGAAGTTACCGTTGATACTGTTAAGCAAACTTGTGTTGTCCACAACGGTAGCCAAGCAGGTGGTTATCCTCTCCTCCGGGAAGATGGCACTAACTCTGCTCTGTCTTTGGGTTCTCTCAGTAGCTGTGCTTTAAAATTTGCCTCAGATCCAAATACGGGGATTATCAGTCCCGGCTCCGATCAAATCGCCTTGGTGACAGGTGGTGTTGTTAGACTTACAATAGATTCATCTGGTTCAGTAACCATTCCAGGTAACGCTATCATTTCAGGAAACCTTACTGTTACTGGTACGTTCTCCTCAACCGACAACCTTGCACTTATTGTTGCTCTGAGCTGATATGGCCAATACCTTTAAAATCGAGACCAAAGCCAGCCTGGTAACAGACGCAGTATCGAATACTACTACGAACGTTTTGTCGGCGGGTGGATCTGCAACAGTCATCCTCCTTAGTATTCTGATCTCGAATAAAACCGGTACCAGTGCTAACACTGACGTTTATTTGGTCACTAACACTGGGGACGATGTTTACCTGATTAGGAACGCTCCGGTACCCTCTGGCTCCTCTTTAGAGATCATCAGTGGCAGCAAGATCATCATGGAGGCAAGCGATGTTCTGCGGGCCCGTTCGGATACCGCAACGGCACTTGATATTTCTGTTAGCTACCTCGAGCAGACCTAATTATGGGCCTCACAAGTGTTGGTGATATTGCTGTTCTATACGAAAAAATTGAACGGCTCGAGGCTTCTTTAATCAAAATTGAAGATTCTTTACAGCTTCAAATTGTAGAGTTACAAGAAATCATCTTCGAAGGCGACATTCTTTCCGAAGAAGATTCTTCTTGGGAGATTATTCGTAAAAAGCGGGATTATCTCCTTAAGTCGACGGATTGGATTATGACTCCAGGCTCGAGCCTGGATCAGTCCGCCTGGGCCGCCTATCGGCAAGTTCTCCGCGATCTGCCCCAGACATATCAGAAAACCGGATTAACTTCTATTCGCTGGCCGAAACGCCCGGCAATGTCAGGTCCTAATACAATAGTAAGTAAGAAGTAGAAAAAACATGGCTTACCTGGGCAACAGTCCTGTACTTTCTCAGCAAGAGTACCGCAACATTGATAACATCAGCGGAAGCTTTAATGGCGTTACGACGTCGTTTCCGCTGTTGGTCAATGGTGTTGCTCCAGTTCCGGCTCCACAATCCTCTAATCAGTGTCTGATCTCGGTTAACGGGGTCGTTCAAAAACCCGATGATACCGGTGCATCCGGTTTCCGTTTAAGTAGTGGAAATATTGTATTCAGTGCGGCACCTACTGGAGGCCAAAGCTTTTTCGGCGTTATTCTTGCTGGTGCAGACTACATTTATGCTGGCTCAAATTTCCCTGATGGTACTGTAAGTGCTCCATCAATTACGTTTGCACAGGATTTAGATACTGGCTTTTATCGTAGCGGTGCAGGTGAAGTTAAATTTACTGCTAATGGTGCCAATGTCGTCACTCTTAGCGCAAATAATTTAACGGCGCCAAGTTTTATCCCTACCGGCAGCAGCGCCCCCAGCAACGGGGTTTATCTGCCTTCGGCAAACAACGTAGCCATCTCAACTAATGGCACGGGGAGGTTGTTTGTTAATTCGATCGGCCAAGTTGGTGTAGGGAAGGTTCCGGTTCAGTTGTTCGACGCAGAAGCGGCGGGCAACGCGCAGGTGCGGGTTACTACTACTGACACATCAGGTGGCAATATCGGGTCTTTTGTTGGTCGATATACAGGCGGCGGTGGCGGAACTGCGTCTACAGTCGTTCTGCGAGCAGGAGATGGTTACACCTCAGTCGGAGCCTCAACAAACTCTCCGCTTGTGTTTATCAACAATGAAACTGAGCGCATGAGACTCGACACCTCAGGCCGATTAGGTCTGGGGACTAGTAGCCCTAACTGGCTTTTACAAGTCGCTGGCAATGCAGCAGTCATTCAAGAGGACTCTTTCCTTGGGGTGGATGCCACCACCAGTCCACGATTAGGCATCGTTAAAAAATCTGGAGCATCTCCTGTATTTGCTGCTGGTAGTGCAACTGCAATTACGTTTTCACATTCTTCTGCTTCTGACATAACTGGAGTAAGCAGCAACACTTACACACCGCGTTTAACTATTGACTCCTCAGGCCGAGTAGGGATTGGCACTACGAGCCCTAGTAGCTATGCGACAGGCTACAACGATCTTGTTGTTGGTAATCACACGGGAAATCATGGCATTACGATTGCATCACAGAACACAGCAACTGGCCGCATTGAATTTGCGGATGGTACAGGTGCCACAGAAGTTGACGTAGGAGAAATCCTCTATAACCACGCAAACAATAGCCTTTCCATAAGCACCAACCGATCTACTGCGCTGACCGTTGACAGCAGTCAGAGACTTTTAGTTGGCACGTCTAGTGCGCTTACGGGTACTGATACCCAATACTCACGGATGGTGGTTACTGGTAATACCAGTGGTGCGTCTGCGGCAATAATGAGCCTGTCGCGTCCGGAAGCGGCAACAAGCATTACAACCGACGAAGTGCTTGGTCTGATTTCTTTTGCAGATAATGGCGCTGGTGAATACGCAAGAATTACCTGTGCTGCTGATGCAAACGCTGGCTCCGGTGACTACCCTGGCCGCCTAGTGTTCTCCACTACCGCCGATGGAGCGAGCAGCCCGACTGAGCGGATGAGGATTGATAGGGACGGCAACCTCCACATTGCAAAAACAACCGGCAGCCTAAATACTGTTGGCTACACTTTTTACTCTGCTGGATTAGCCGAATTTGTCCGGTCTGGCGGAACTGTGTTAAATATAAACCGACTTGCAAGTGACGGCGGTCTTGTTGATTTCTATCAAGATTCAGCATTAGAAGGAAACATTTCGGTTTCTGGAACCACTGTTTTCTTTAATGGCGCACACTTAGCGCGTTGGTCACAGCTTGCAAACGGAGCGCAACGTGTAGACATTTTGCGTGGGTCAGTGTTGAGCAATCTTGATGAAATGTGCGAGTGGGGCGAGGAAGCCAACGAGCAGCTCAATCGTATGAAAATCTCCGACGTGGACGGAGACCCAAATGTGGCCGGTGTGTTTATCAGCTGGGACGATGACGACGACACCTACACCGACGACTTCTACTGCGCGATGACGGGTG